CGGTAGTGACAATGGCTGCTGGTTTTCCTTCTTGGGGGATAACAACTTCACCGAACTGGTTGATGTAATACGCATCGCCTTGCTCCTTCGCTTTAATTAAATTACGGGCTTGATTCCTGGCGTTCATTTCTTGCCATTTTGCTGCATCTTGATCTGCTTTACTCATGTTGCACTCCTTTTAAAAATATGTTTAAATCCGACTAAGTTTGTTTTAGTGGTGGTTTTGCGGTTAGTTATGCGATAGGGCATCCGTAACAGTTTTAACCTCGTCACCAAAATCACCTCTAAAGCAAATTAAACGGGAGCATTACCCACTCCTTCTAAACACTGTGACGGTGAATAGAGATAAACGAGTTCCGCTAGTATCTGGGCGACCTTTACAGGAAAGCACGCCTTTAGTTAAGGGAACAAGCGATAAACGATAGTCACTTGCATTTTTTGCAAATACCCGCCTAAAGCGGGTTTGGTGCTTAGCAATTCGGGTTATGTGCGAGTGAACCATCAAATAGCCATCAAAATAAAGAGCAACGCAAAAAAGCACAGCACTAGAGTTACCAAGTAAAGAGCGCTGAAGCACTGGCGAGCGAGCGAGTGAGTGAGCGACCATTTAAAGGGATTACTTGATTTTTTAATGAATAGATGACGCTCAATAGTGAAAATATCATTATTTCTCATAAATACCTCGAAAATTAGTAAAACGATTTAAAAGCGATATAAGGCGTTATTTAAGGGCAGGTGATACCTGAGTATCATCTAAACCCTAAAATGCGCTTAAAACAGTGATCCTGCCCTGTTTACTGACATCCAGGCGTTAAACGATAGGCAGGTAATCCCTTGCTTAGCACATAGATAGCAATAAGCGCTGTATTTGTCGGATTTGCTCATATTGCACCCGACACGATCTTAGAGATCAATTCCTGGTCATGTTTACTTAGATTAGATATTGCATTGCATACGGCAGCATAAAACCCTGCTTGCGCTTCAATTTGCCCTGACATATTCCCGTTTAATTGCTGCTCCAGGCATTTATGATCTTGCTTAAGCATATTTTCCCAATCGGCTCTAGTGATACGGGATAAGTAAGCATTTAGTATTTTTGCGTGATCCATTGTGAAACCTCCAGTAGTTAGGTAATGATTGCCAATAGCAATCCGATAAGCGCCTATTGCTAAGCGCCTATCAGTTGATACTAGGCTGCTGCCTGGTTGGTTATTGCATCTAGATTATTGATGTAATCGGCTGCCTTTTGTGCTAGTGCTGCAGCGTTGAATATTGCTTTATTGTCATTTTTTAGGCAGGTCAACCAGTTGCCGATGTAGTCAGCATGCTGTAACTCACCAGCAATACCATAATCAGCACATAAAAAAGCTGCGCCCATTTCAGCAACCAGCTCCTCAAATGCATAAGCGGTATCAGCAAACCGTTTACCTTTAGTTCTATCTAAACGATGAGCCGCTCCGCTCCAGTGTGTCAGCTCATGCAATACAGTGGCGTAGTAATGGCTCTCGCTTAAAAAGGTAGAGCGATCAGGAATAGTGATGCTATCTGAGCTAGGTCTATAAAATGCTCTACCTCCGCCATGCGAGATCTGAGCGCCTGTTTTTAGAATACGATCCTCAAGCGCTGGCACTGGATTAAATGTAGAGATCACAGGTTCAGGTTTAGTAATCTCTAATCCCTCAATCTGATCCAGGTTAAAAACATAGTAAGACTTTAGCAAGGCATAAGTAGAATTTTCAGGATTTGGATCAGTAGGTTTAATCTCGCTCTTAGTAACCTGAGAATAAAATACTACTTGCGTACCCTTCTCTCCCTTGCGCACATTCCCGCCCATTTCCTGCCATTGCTTGAATGATCCCCAAATAGGTGAGCTGTAACCTGACATACCTAGAATTAAACGGTTAACGCCTGAATACTCTTTTTTAGATACGATATTGCGATCAGCTCCGCCTACGCTGCCTGATTTCCAGGGTTTGATCCAGGGCGCTATCCCTGCCTCAAGTTGAGAGATGATTTTATTAGTAACGCTATCGTAAACGCTGATACGGTTTGATGATGTAGTCATGATGTTTTGTCCTAGTTAGGTTAGGTTTAATCAATATAGCTATCATAGCTATATGTTAAGTATAACGGTAATAATCTAATAATGTTTACAATTATTTAGTAGGTATTTTCCCTTAGTTGCATAAATGATACAGTCATAGCTATAATATCTATATTTAGATCTTCTATAGTTTATATAGATCTATTAGCTATCTTCTATAGATTTTATAGGTACTTAGTAGATATATGTATAGATAAGAGAGTATGAGAAAAGATAGGGGGATAGGTTTGCTACCCTTGCGCTCTTTTAAAAACAGAAAAGGGTTACCTGTCATTCTTGCTTAATCATCATTGCATAGTCATCACCAGGGCAAAACTGGCGCTTAGTCATCACTAGATCATCACACGCAAAACCATGCCCAAGTGATTGGGTTTGGGTTCGGTTGAGTGCGTACCCCTCTCCGATACCACCCCAAAAAAAATTACAGTTTTTCTAGAACTACCGTGTTCTTCGATAGGTAAGGTTTAGCAGCGGTGGTGTAGATACAGCGTGTTAAAACGCTGTCTTGGTTATAAATGTTGTGCGTAGTCCACATTGGACCAGTATCCACACCAAGGATGTTGTCCACATAAAGTGACAGATTTCCGATGTCAGTGACCGTCATTTTGCGCTCTAAAGTACTCTCACACACCCCTGTAGGGTAGGTTGTAATGACTTTTAAGCCCTCATTTGCAAGTTCTTTAGCCTTGTCTATAAACCACGCCTGGTTATAGGAGGGGAGCTGCCCAGATTGGGGAGGGCTGTTAATGATGAGGTAATCAAATTGTGGGTACTCCCTTGCCTTTAAATCGGGGTACTCAAAGAGTAAATCTTCCCTACAAGCTATAGGCGAGGAAAGCTCCAACAGGTCGGATAGCTTATCAAACCAGGCTAGGTGGAATTTCACCCAATCATCACGGTCAGGATGGTTGTGAAAATAGTTTTCCCTCCCTATCCAAGCGTTAACACTATCGGGTGGGATCGACAGATCTGCAAGCCCTATAGAAACATCTTCACAAAGGGGTTGTAGTTGGCTGTGATACTGGGGGTGACAGTGGTGGGTGAAGTCTAGGTGGGGTTCTTGTTCACAGACCTTACGCAAGTAATTGAGATGAATAAGGTTATCGCCTAGATGATATTCGTTGTATGTGTGTATCATGATAGTGTATGATGATGGAAGATATAAGGAGAATAGCATGAGTATTGAAATTGATAAAAATATTCCGATACCCCCTGAGAAAAAGCGCAATGTGTACCCATATAAGGTCATGGAAGTCGGAGAATCATTCTTTGTGCCAACGGGGAAGCTACAAATTGTCTGTAACGCAAACTACAGAACAGGCAAACAATTAGGTCGTAAATTTATCGCTAGAAAAGACGGGGAAGGGGTACGAGTATGGAGAACGGAATGAATGGCAATAATGTAATGTCGGTAGCTCAGTACATTGAGAAAGCCGATGACCAAGCCAAGAAGATGTATATGCAACGGATTTGGGCTATGGAAAAGGATCAAATTTTTCATGAGCTAATGCGAGTTCATGCCAAGTCATCAGAGTTGTTAATGCAAGCGGAAAACGAGATTGCTTACCTCAAGTCCTTGTTAGATGGACCAGAGGATGGCGATGCAAGACATTGAGCAGCTATCAAAAGAGCGCCTGATTTATAAGACTGAGATGTTAAGGGCGCTTTCTTGCAAGACCAAGAAACAAAAGATAGCCTTGGCAAAAGAATGGCGAGAGAAATACAGTCCAATGACCTATGACGGCTTAATTAGCCTTGCTAAGAACCATACAGCCCGTTTAAAGGTGGCTTATTGGGATTTGCCTAACTTTGAAGAAAAACGGATGGAGAAGCACAATTGAAAACAAATCCTTTAGTTCCTGGTTATTACAAAATTGGTGATTTAAAGGCTTATTGGAATGGTCAAAGTTGGTTAGGTTCAAAAAACATACCTGATTCTTGGAAATGGACTGTACAAGACTTTGATTGGGAAGAAATGCCAGAAGAAGATGATAGAAGGGTGCTACATAGCTTTCCTGAAGCCAAGCTCTTAGAAATAAAGAAAGATTGCGTTGTTGGCAACCATTCTCACAAAATTAAGACAGAGCTGTTTGTTTTGTGCAAAGGATCTGCAATTTTATACATTCAGGGGAAAAGTGCTACATCAATGAACATTGGTGAAATTTATACCGTATCCCCAGGGGAACATCATATGTTTGAAATTAAAGCGGGTAGCGTATTGATTGGTTTAAATTCCATGCCTTTTGATCCACAGGATGATTACAAATGAAAACCGCAGCCGTAGTGACCGTGACCAACGGGAAGCGCCCAGGCGAATTGTTAAATTGCTTGATGTCTGTAGCAAGCCAAACATATCCCGTTAAACATTACATTTTTTGTGACGGGGATTTTCAAACCTTTTGGGATATACGAAATCTGCATGGGAGCGATTGCGTAAAGGTTTGCTATTGGGATTCTTATGTCGGTGGCAAGGATGTAGAAGGTCGCAGACTGTACGCAGCTTCCTCACTCTTAGTGAACGAGGATGTCACCTTCTTTTGCAATGACGATGATTGGTATAAACCGAATCATGTGCAATCCATCATGGCTAAGATTGATGAAGGCTACGATTGGGCATATTGCTTAAGATCCGTTTATGACAAGGATGGCGCTTATGTCCTTGATGATGACTGCGAAGCTCTAGGAGAGCTACACGACTGTTGGCAAGCCCAAGGTCACCGCTTTGTAGATTGGTGTATGTGGGGTATGAAAACCGAGAACCTCAAGATGATTGCTAGTGTCTTAGCACAGCCAGGGTGGGGTGGAGATCGTAAGTTTTATGCCACTGCAAAACAAGTCTTTCCAAAGTTCACTTGGTCAGGAGAGCGTACCTTTTGCTTTCGACTAGGTGGTAACGAATATTCTGTTGATCGTGGATTCTTTGAGAAAGGCAACTATACGATGTTGCAGAAATACGACAACAAATTACCTTGGTTAAACCATGAGTAAATTTAACCTCCAACATTTTTACTACTTTTGTAAGCAGCTCAAGATTGAAACCAAAGAGCAAGGCTTACGCAAGATGGATAACCTTCTTGGTACTCAAACCTATGTGATGAATGAAATCGCAAAAGGTTTGCAAGATGACATCCACTTTTTTGTTATCTTGAAAGGAAGGCAACTTGGAATCACAACAATCTCCCTCGCACTTGACCTCTACTGGCACTTCATGCACCCAGGGCTTCAAGGCACACTCACAACAGATACGGAAGAAAATCGGGATATGTTCCGAACAACCCTTGCCATGTATATGGATGGTTTGCCCAAAGAGTTTAAAATCCCGATCCTTGCTCACAACCGAAATCAGCTTTCCCTCAAAAACCGCAGCCGTATCTTTTATCAAGTCGCTGGGCTTAGAGCGAAAGGAAGTCT